ACCGATAGAAAGGTCACCAGAGTAAGCATCGAAAGGTGCTGCACCTGATGCTGCATCTTGGGTTTTCTCTGTAGCACCGATGGTCATGTCTTTACCGACCATACCGAAGGTTGTTGTTACCATCTGGTTAGGTGCAAGTGAAACGCCCATCGTGTTGACAGTCATGCCTGTGAACAAACGTGCTTGGTCGATGTCAGCAGCATAGTCCTCAATAGAGAAGAACTTAGGTGTAGTGCCAACTTTAAGTACGTTAGTTGACCATGTGTTTAGCATGGCAGCTTCTAGGAACTCGTCGTAGTCTGCATCACGCATATCAGCGACAATATCACCACCAGCCTGACGGTTACCGTGACGATCAACACGTGGCATACGGTCTGACTGAATGTCATTACCTGCAACACGATCTTTAGACAAGTTTAGTGAATGAGTAGAAAAAGGTAAGTTTGTAAAGTTACCAGCAGGTGTCGTACCAAATGTGCTTTCTACGATGTACGACAAGCTAGAACGTGAACCCTGTGCAAAGGCCATGAGTTATCTCCTAATTAGTTATAAGCGTACCAAGCTATGGTTACAGGTACGACATACCAAGGGCTATCCACAAAAGCTAATTGCCTTTCTGCATAGTCAATATAAACAGTTTTACTGTTGTGAGTTAGTTTTGTGGTCGCCTCAAATGCTTCCATAACATTCTTGGCTAGTGTATCGCCAGCAGAAGGGCCGCTGCCCTCTGGTGCATAGCAGTTAATAAAGAACAAACCATCGTACCTTTGTTGTGGGCTTAGTCCACGTGCGGCTGGTCGTCTTGTTAGTGGGGCATAAGATACTTGGATGTAACTGTTGCCAGTCGTCGGACTAAACGACACGTTCTCGTAGGCTATAGATGGTACGTCAGTAATACTAGATAACTGACTTTCTAAAGCAGCACGAATGTCCTTATCAATGTTTGCCATTAGCTACCACCTTTTAATCTAGCAAAGACCCTGTGCTTTCTCTCGACAGACCAGTTTGGGTCAGCATGAGGTGCGCCATTACGAAGTATAAACTCATCTTTAGACATATCAAGTTTTGCTAGGTCTGATTCGATGTTTTGTAGTGACTCTTGAAATGCAGCACCTGCATCCATTTTAGGTCTGCCTCTTGATGACTTACCTCTAGGACGACCCCTGCCGACAGAAATAGACCAAGAGGTCATGTAGGCACCAGTATCAACAAATGGAAAGGAGTATTTCAATGCGGTGATTGCTCTATTACGAACAACCTCTCGTTTGTCCTCTTCTATCTGTTCGTCTAACTCTTTAAGTTTATCCTCAAAGGTTTTACTGACCTGTATCTTAACAGAGTTAGCCATTACTCTCTAACCTCACACTCGTACAAGACAGCAAGACCAGCAGAATAGTAGGTAGTAACTCTATCAATGTGTACCTTATCACCTAGGCCAGAAACCGTATCACCATCGTCGGGTTCTACTGTTAGCCCTAGTGCAGGTATTACTAACTTCTTTACACCTCTGACGATCTCGTCTGTAGCTATGCCAGTAACTGCATCATACATATAACCAGTGACTTCATAGTCTGTCGTGCTACCCCCAGTAAGGGAACCAGTGGCAGGGTCATACGTACCTTCCGACACCTTATGCAAGGTCAGAGTAGAACCATGTCTCTGCACAAGTCGCAGTAGATTGTAGGCGTTCATGGCTAACTCCTTACTCGTAGTCGTAGTATTGTTCGTCTACTTTAAACTGGTCTTTATTGAATGAAGGTGTTACACGGTTAGTGTTTTCTCTTACACTATCGACAGTGGACTTAGTAATACCACCTGCAACAATACCAAGTACACCACCAGTTTTCTGTGCTTGATACTCTAGGGCTTCTGCCAGTTCTAAGTAGTGGGCCTGTAGTTGACTAGATGTCTCTTCTAAGGCACCACTTATCTTTACGTCTACGTTACGTGAGTATTTAGCTGCAATAGTGCGACATAGAAATGCACCAGCGAAATATGTGTTGTTGTTAGCTTGGGCCAGTGCAAACGCAACTTCTTCGTCTTGTACCTGCTGGTCATCCTCATTGGTATCACCAATAAGAAACCGTGTGGCGTTAAGACGACCCAAAGCATCCGTTGTATTTAAGTTACGTTCATCATAGGACCAAGCCATTTATCATACCTCTAGTTCGCCATAGTTACGCCGCCAAGATCGTATCAGGCCACGCTGTTTGTCTAGTATTTTTGACTTCTTGCACTTCTTGCGTTGAAACTCTGTTTCGTTACTTGTCTTAGCTTTAACCTTGGCGTTAATCGTATTGACAAGTTCTGTTAGTCCAGCAAGGTCTAGTGCTTCTAGTCCATCACCAACCTTTAGGTTAGCTGCTAATTCTTCGTTGTGGTATAGGAAGCGGATACCGTACAAGTGTTTAACTCGCTCGTAGTCTACTCCCATTTCCTTCCAAGGGAAGTGTTCTTGTGTTTTCCATGATCGACCAGAACCATCGAAGGGTACCTTGACAAACAAGGGCTGGTCAATTTGCATCGGCATATCAAAGTTCATATCGGGACTTTCCTAGCTAAAGGGAAAGGGGGACCGAAGCCCCCCTAGAGTAATTTATGCAATCACTTGCTCGAACAAGTAACCCAAGTCTGCGCCTGTGACTTTCATGTCATAAGCCATTTTAACTTGAATGTGTTCTGCAACTTGTTGACGTTTCAGTGCATCGTCTGAGAAAGACTCAACAGTGATACCCAAGTTGTTTGCAGATGGAATGTTGTTCCAAGCAAATGTTAGACCTGCTGCTGGTGTCATTAGGCCAGCGTTACGTGGGCCGTGTACCAACAATGCGTGGTCTGCACCGATGAATGCGTTTGATTCTGCAACACCTTCAACAGCAGTGTTTTTCACAGCTTCCATGACGTAGAAGTTTTCTACTTCAAAGATTTCCGCTAGTTTAGCGTCTGTGATCATCGCTGTGTTGTTTACAGTTGCGCCACCGTTTAGACGTGCAAGAATGTCTGGGTGGTTGATCAAGATGTCACGAACTTCTTTACCGACAACCATTGTGTTTGGCTTGAAGCCGCCAGATTTCAACTGCATTGTACGACGAGCGTTAGTTACGTCTTTGATTGGAGTTGAGTTTGTGTAGTCTGACCACAAGTTTGTTGGTGTGCTGTCTGTACCCCAGACGCCAGCCTTGAAGAATGTATCAGCGAACTGTTCCTCACGGTGGATCATTAGGCGGTTGACAAGCGTTTGCGCACCTGATGCACGGATGTCTAGTGCAGCATCTTCGTTTGCAAGAGTTTGCTCATCGAAGTCCATACCCAGACCATAAACGTCTGCATAGTATGACTCGTTAGAGATTGCTTGACCGATACGGTTGACCTCTGTACGTGGTGCTAGTTTAGCAACATCGCCAGTACGGTTCATGTTTGCACGGTCATAGATGTAATACTTATCAGACTGACGTTCTACGCCCACAACAGGGAAAACTTTGTCAGCAATGAAAGCGTTTTGATCTTGAACATAAGCAATGGTCAAGTTTGTTAGCGGCTGGTCTAAATGGACCGCCGATGGTGTCAACATAGGCATTTATTTTATTCCTTTTCTATATCAGCTTACGCAGGTACTACGTTCCCGCCTTGGATTAACTCCATAGCGAAAATCTGACCATCTACGGCATCTTCTAGTGCGTAACCCATTACAACATCACCAGCAGCCGCTGTGATTGCTTCACCTGCTGCATTGGTCTGTAGTTGTGCGCCAGCAGCTACTGTTGCACCAGCTTCTACCATCACTTTACCTGTAATTGCGACAGTTGCGGCTTTACCTGCTGCGTCTGGTTTGTTCAATAGAACTCCGATAGCACGTTCACCAGCAGCATCTGCTAGGTCTACTTGACCGTCTGATTCTAATGTAACGAACTTAAATTGTGCTGACGATAGGTCCTCACCAGCTTCAAATGTGCGTGTATCACGGCTTTGCATTACAGCCATTGTTATTCCCCCTTATAGGATTTATTGATTAGAGCCTTGCCATCGTCTGTTTTAGCTACAGCAGCATATGCTTTGGCGTACTCTGATTTCTTCATTTGGTTTTCGTCCATGTAAGACTTAACCATTGCATCTAGTGCGTCAGCAGCAGAAGCGAACTCACCGTCTGCGTCTGATTTACCGACTTCTTCCATCTTACCTGCGAACACTGAGTCAGCAGCTTTCAGGACATTCATTACAGCTTCGTCATCAGCATGTTTAGCGACAAGAGCCTTGGCAACATCTACGTCAAAGTGAGGTAGGGATTCTGTTGCTGACTTAGTCAACTCTGCGTCTGCTTTAGCGACCTCTGCTTCCTCTAGGGCTTTCAAGATCACTGCTGGGATGTCAGCTTTGTTTACTTGCTCACCGTTGTACTCTAGGTACTCTGGTTCAGCTTTCTTTTCGATTGATTCTGCTTTGATCACATAACCTGCTTCAATCAAAGACTTGCGTAGACGCTCGTTCTCTGCTTTCAGTGTGTCGATCTCAGCTTGTGCAATGTCAGCTTCATCAATCTCAGCTACTACTGGGTCGATTTCTTCTGACTTTTTCATATCTTCTGGTTCGTCCATTTTCAAGGCTTCCATAGCCTCTGCACGACCACAACCTTTTTCTTTCATGTAGGCTTTCAACTTATCTTCGTCGTAGCCCATTTTTTCTAGTGTTTCTGTCATTTCTTCCTCATCGGAGTTGTCACGTTTGAACAGGGATACCATTGCTTGTGCATTGGCAGGGCGATCCACAAGGGATAACTCTTCAAGTTCAAGTTGTTTAAGTAGACTAGGCATCGTCGTAATCTTCCTTAATTGCTTTGCCGCCAATGCTAAAGGCAGCTAGTTCACCAGACTTAACACGTGACCAAACGTCATCATCGTATACTTTGAAAGCTACGACCCAACCTTCACGGTCAGACTGGATGCCCAAGGCTTCACCTATTTCTTTAGTGACTGGCAGAGAATGGATCACTCGTCCAATTTGCTCACCTTGGTGCATTTCTTTACCGACACGTACATGCTCCATAAACTTGTTTACGGCTTTAACAAGTGTGTCAGATTCTATTACATCGCCTTGGCGGTCAACTACTGGTTCACCCTTTTCGGTTACTACAGAGGCCCAGCCATAGACCATGCGTTGTTCTTCATCGGCCTTTAGTATTTGGCCTGTAATATCTTTGGTCATACTGCCCACGGTACTACTACTCCACATTCTGCAAGACCAGTAACGTGCGCTAGTCTTATCGGTTGCTGTATCACAGGAATGACGACTACGAAAGTTTGCTCTCGCTTTAGGATCATCCCTACGTATTTCCATGTTAGGGTCACCGAATGTAACCTTAACTGTACGGTCACCATCTTTTACGTATACACCAAACTTCTTTGATGATCCAGCAGGTAGACGGAATGGCTTGTTCAGAGGCTTGTCAGCTTTATCTACTATATAAGCATCTTCGTTGATGTACTCACGCTTTTTAGTACTACTTGGGTGACCAGATGGAAGTAGGTCTTTATCATGGTTAGCAGACTTGCTACCACTAACAATCCGTAGGAAGCTATTAACACGTGCCATAGCCCATTGTTCAGGGGAACTAACATTAGGGCGTACAGAACTAGGGTTCGTTCTATAAGCACCAACACCACGGTTGTATACTTGTTGCAACATGCTTGTCGTAACTTTGTGCTTAGACTTCGCATTATGCTCTTTAACCTTTGCTGCTAAACCTTTTGCCATGTTCTTACTCGTACATCATATAAAATGTCTTAGCAGCCCCTGCGCTAATTGCCTTAATAGATGTACCAAAGTAAATTGGAACTGCTGGGCATAGTACGGAATCAGCGGGTACTCTCATAATAGTAGTAGAACCATCTATAAGGTCTACAGCTACAGAATCTGGGTTAGAAACCATATATACAATTCCAGAAGAAGCCTTAACTTCAATAGCACTACCAGAAGAAATTGGTGCTGCTACCGATTCCGTTGTTGTATCAGATGTTTCAATGTGATCGAATAGTTGTCTCATTAATCTAAATCCTCTTGGATAATAATTGTAAAGTAACCAGAGTTAGGGAATGTCTCTACAGAGGCATCACCGTAGGTTACTTCAATCTCACCGTAGTAAGTTCCAGCAGTATCTGTATCGCCAGATGACCAAGTGTACTCAACACGACCTCCTGATGCATCCGTAATGTCGGCAGAGGCATCAATCTTTAAGCTAGTCTCACCATACTTCTTCATGTGAAAGTTTGCGGTTGAGCCGCTAAGATCAATAGCAGAGCCAGATGCATCCTCTAGGTCTACAGTCAACTTAGGACTGGTATCATTTGTTTTAATCTTAAAAGCCATTATCCTACCTTAACTCTATTACCAGCGGTACGACCAAACTTAGTTTTATTACCACCAGCAAAGGTTGCCCTGTTGCCAATCTTCTTGTTATCTGCGTTTACTTCCCTAGCTATTGCAGGGTTAAAGAACGCTGTCTCTAGGTCTGGGTCACCACTATCTAAATCCTCAGTTTCGATGTTGTGATCAGCTTGTATTAGTGTGTCACCAAGAACAGGATTACCTGTTTCAATACCTTCCGCACTGACTGAGTGTATTTGTAAGAACACTACATTATCGACAGCAACAGCACCTGTCTCTAGATCGCCAGTCTCAAGGGAATGAACTTGGTAAATCCTGTCAGTACCTAAACTTACCGCACCAGTATTAAGGTTAGCAGTAGTAAAGGTTTCTTCCTCAAACATTGTTGCATCTGGGACACTGACTGCATCTGTTACAAAGGTTACAGAACCTAAGATATGACCTTGAGTGAAATCAGCAGAAGGTGTCTCAGGATCGTTGATCACCATTAGTTGTGCAGATAGAGTTTCTTCCTCTGACATACTTATGTCTGGTACAGAAACATCACCTGTCTCTAAATCAGCAAACTCGAATGTTTGTGTCTGATCAAAGTCTGACGTATCTAATAAAGGACTGCCTGTAGCTAATTCACCAGTTGCAAAAGTTTCATCCTCTTGCATAGTAACGTCAGGTACACTTACAGAACCAGTATCTAGGTCACCTGTAGATAAGTCATTGTTCTCTGTAATGTCTGCTGTATCTACAACAGGGTTACCTGTCTCAATGCCTGTGCCACCAAGAGTTTCTTCCTCTTGCATGGTTGCATCTGGTACTGAAACATTGCCTGTAGCTAACTCATCAGTGTCAATTTCATGGTCTTGAGCAAAGTCTGATGTATCTAAAGTTGGGTTACCAACAGAGATAACATCTGTTTCGCCAAGAACATTGACCTCTGTAATGTCTGCTGTACCAAGTGCAGGGTTACCTGTAGCTAACTCACCAGTTGCAAAAGTTTCGTCCTCTGACATAGAAATATCAGGTACACTTACAGAACCAGTGTCAATATCAGCAGTAGATAATGTCTGGCCTTGATTAAAGTCTGATGTATCTAATGTTGGGTTGCCAGTAAGAAGTTCACCTTGTGTAGCAAGAGTTTCTTCCTCAGACATTGTTGTAGTGCTGACAGCAACTGCCCCAGCATCTAAGGCACCAGCCGAAAGTTCATACTCTTCCGTCCCCATGTCTGCAAATGGGGCCGATGAAAATGGGCTAGTGCCAAACATTTGTTACTCCTAGTTTACATCACCCTCATGTCTTGAGGTCCACATTGTAAGGCTGTACTTTGTACCACTTTTTAGTTCATCAACATAGTGACCATGAGTTACATCCGATGGAAATAGGATACAGTGACCTACAGGTACGTCAATGTTAGTAAACTCTTGTCGTGGGAAAATGAGTGTAGCACCTTCGTAGTTGTTATTTAACTTGACCGACCCAGTAACCAACGAAGCATCCGTATGCCACCCCAAATCTTTCTGCGTATCCATAGAGTACCGCATGGTAAAGGCATCACGTAAACCAATGTGCTGATATGGCTTCCAATGCTCCATAGCAATCTTGCCAAGTTTCTCTTTCCAAAGGTTTTCATACTCTTGCCACAAACCAAGGTTCTTTACACGTATCTCTTGTGCTGGAAACTTATCACCATCCATCTGACCCCAGTTTCCATAGCTTTCAGATTTATTAATAAGGTAGTCACATTGACGTTCTGTAAGAAAGGGTGTAACTAGAACCTCTGGGGCAACCTCTTCGTAATCCAGTGTCATTAAGTAGGGTACAGGTTGTGGCTCTTTGTAGCCCAACTGACCAGCTAACTTAACGAACTTATCCTTAGCCAACTGACCACCGTTACCATGATAAATGCAGGGGCAACAAATTGCACCAAACATTTGACGATCCTGAACCGTTACAGAATTATCGTGGTTCTGAAAGATGTAAGCCTCATGGTCCAAGGCAATCTTGTAAGGAAAGTTTATACGATCCCATTTCCAATGGATAGGTGAATCTTCTGGTGGTGGTGTACGTGCTAAGTACCTTACTTGACAATAGCGTTGATCATCCCCTGTGTCATTTACAACTGGTTCTGTAAACAAGTGATACAAAGCATCGGCACGACCAATGTAACAGCCACTGTTAAGGTACTTGTAATACTCGTTAGGATGTTGACGGTCAAACTGTTTCTGTAGGAACTCTTCTGGGGGCCAGAAGTTGTCCTCTGCACCAAAGAGTACATCTACATCAAAACCTTTGAATCTTTCTAGTATCTCTAATGGTGAATTAACAAAGAATGTGTCGTAGCCATCCATAAACAAAACAATGTCTGATGTAGGTAGTTCCTTCAAGAACTCTATCATCATGTCAATCTTTGGCATACCTGCATGACCTTCCATTGGATCATACCAGTCAGAGCCTTTGCCGATGTTATGTATTGTAACACCGTAGCGTTTAGCTGATTGCTCTAATGCCCACATCTTACTTTCGTCTGTAGCGACAGTTACAATGTGCATGTTAGTATATTCTTCGGGTAGCATATCTGTTTCCTCAATCGTGCTAGGTCGGGTTTCACGTGGAATCTGCTTAACAACCTCTTCGGGATAGAAGTAGTTACGCTTGTCTTTTAGTTTTAAGGGTACCCATTCATCGACAGGTATTATGCTCTGGCTAAATCCATCTATAAGTAATAAGGCAGTATCAGGAGTAATAGCATAAGCATGACAATTATACCAGTAACCAAGACTATTAAGTCTATACCCAAGCCACACACTGTCGTGATCCTCCAACTTATGGTCTACATGGTGAGGGTTAATCTCAGTAAATACTGCATCCTCTTCTAGGATGATACCATTTAAACCACTGTCTGCAATCTTCTGCCAAACCCTCATGTGGCTCACAGAGCAACCAAACTCACCTTTTAGTAGGGTACGGTTAAGTAAAGGGTCTTTCCAGCCTGTAAGAGGCTTACAGCCAGTCTCAGAGTATATCTGGTCCCAAGACTTATCTCTAGCATCGTAGGCATCACCGTGAAGGGATACCTGATATACTAACGCCATGTTGGTCCCTCGAACCAAGCAACCAGTGTCTTACGTACACCAGAGGTGACAGGAGCAACACGATGCTGTAGGTACGATGGAAATATGAGAATAGTCCCTTTGTCACGACTCTCTGGGTTTGGTTGTTCGACTTCTGCAAACTCAAAGTGACCACCTTCGTAGTCCTCTGGGGCTGACAGTTGAACTGTTACCGATAACTTACGATCTCTACCGTTGTTATTGTTCCAGTCAACATCATGATGCCAGTCGTACTTAGCTTCCTGTGAACCGTGGTACTCTGTGTACTGTAAGTCAGCCATAGCCTCTACATCAACATCTATTGTGTTGGCAGCAGCTTTTACGTAAGGCCATAAGATTTCCATGATCTCTTCGTTGCCAGAGAGCCAAGCAATCTTGCTGCGTCTATACTGTTCGTTCATACCACCAAAGGTAGTAGCGTCCTGTACAGTCTCACGTTCTGCGATCTCTAGTATCTTAGAGGTGTCTATGGCCTTATGCCAGTATAACCAATTTTGTCGGGTCATTGGTTTTCCTTTATAATTCGTTAGGGTCAATACTTACCCAAGATTGACTTTCTTCATCCCAATCATACATAACATTCCCACCATTAAGTACAGCGTCTGCTGGACGAGCAACAGGGGCTTCCCATGTCCAAGTATTGGTGTTAAGAACCCAGCTATCAAAGGGTTTTGGTGCGTAAAACACATCATTTTCACTATCGTATGTATATCCAACACTTGCAAAGTTACCTCTCAGTGGCGTACCACCGTTCAAATGAACGCCGCCAAGTGTGTTATAACTTGTTTGGATATATTTTGTGGCTTCGACCCCATCAGTTAGTTGGTCAATGAAATCCTGTTCTGCAACAATAACATCGACAACCATTCCATGAATAACTTTTGCGAAGTGTGCCATTAGACTGCATACCTTATAATTACAATGCCTGAACCGCCATTCCTTCCAGTGCTAACCCTTGAGCCACCACCACCGCCGCCAGTGTTAGCTGTAGCCGCATTACCGTTACCTGCGCTGCCGCCCCCTGCGCCACCTGCGCCATCAGACCCAGTGTATCGTGAACCACCGCCACCACCAGCATAAGTCCCTTGACCTTCCCAAGCCAAACCGTCACCACCTTTACCGCCACTAGACGATGAACCACCCGAACCAGCTTGGCTTTTACCACCGCCACCGCCGCCGCCATAGCTGCCCCCTGGGCCGCCTTGATTACCTTGACCAGATGTACCAGAGCCAACCTGACTAAAATAACCTGATGAACCACCACCAGAACCGCCACTACATGCATATGCGCCTGTGTAACTACCGCCACCGCCACCGCCGTTGCAAGTCACGCCGAAAGCAGAACTGTTTCCACCAGAACCGCCACAAGAATAGAAACTTCCTGAGCCAGCACCGCCACCACCGACTGTCACTGAATAGTTAGTTGCTGTAACTGTAGTTGACCCTGTAATCATACCCCCAGCACCACCGCCGCCAGAATAGTAGTAACATCCACCACCAGCACCGCCAGCAACTATCATGTAATCAACATCGCCGCCGTTAGAAACTGAAAATGTACCAGAGGATGTAAACTTGTGGTACTTATAACCACCTGATGTATAGATGCTATCACCACCTGTTGCAGCCACTGGAACACTGTGCATTGGTTGCCATGCGTTGCCTACATAAACATAGGCAATACCATCAGTTGTATTGTAATAACTGTCACCACTAGAAGGACTAGATGGAGCAGAAGATAACTGAGGTAACCTAAAGGTACTCAAGCCATTCATGTTTCTTGAGTTATCAATAATAGTTGTTCCGCTAACTTGAATAGCCATACTTAAACATTCCCTATTTCTAACCAGCCAGATGCTGTATATACATAAGCCTTATTAGAACTTGTGTTTACATATATTTGACCAACACCTTGTGCAGTAGGGTTACTAGTGGCTGTCTGAAACCTTATGTTATTTAAGTTTTCTACTCTTCTTGCGTCACTAATTACTGTTGAACCAGATACTTGAATAGCCATCTTCGTATCTCCTACTATTAGCTATCTATTTGTTTCTTTAGTTCCTTGATGCTTTCAACAAGGTAACCGATCAAACCTATGTAGTTTACTGACTTGAGTCCATCTTCATCCTCTGATACTAGATCAGGGAAAATAGGTTCTACCTGTTGAGCAATAAAACCAGTCGCAGGTGTTCCTGTGTCCTTCCATTCAAACGACACGCCCTCTAGCTTACAGATGTCGTCTAGTGAGTTCTCTAGTGGTTTGATATTGGTCTTTAGTGACTTATCAGAGGTACTGTTAATGTCACCCGAAACAAGTACGTGTGGGGAACTGCTTTTTACCTCTAGACGTTCTGATCCAGCTACAACAACACGCCATTGATCGTTAGTATGGAACTGTGTGTAAGTGTTAGTGTCACCTGTGTGGTAAATGGCATTTGCAAGGTATATGTCTGTAACATTGTTTGGACCTGCTGGACCTGTTGGGCCTGTAGGACCTGTAGGACCTGTTGGTCCAGTACCACCACTCGACCCAACCTCACCCTTCTGGCCCTTCTGTCCTGTAGGACCTGTAGAACCAGTCGGGCCTGTAGGACCTGTAGAACCAGTTTGACCTTTTTGTCCCTTCTGACCAGTAGGGCCTGTTGGACCTGTAGCACCTTGAGGTCCTGTTGGACCAGTAGCACCAGTAGGGCCAGTAGCACCTTGAGGACCTGTAGGACCAGTAGCACCTACTTCACCCTTCTGACCTTTAGCACCAGTAGGTCCAGTAGCACCAGTAGGACCAGTAGAACCTGTAGCACCAGTCTGTCCTTTTTGTCCCTTTTGACCTTGAGGTCCTGTTGAACCAGTAGCACCAGTAGGGCCAGTAGCACCTGTAGGACCAGTAGAACCTGTAGCACCTACTTCACCCTTTTGACCCTTCTGACCAGTAGGACCTGTTGAACCAGTAGGACCAGTAGGACCAGTGGGTCCGACAGAACCAGTAGGACCTGTAGAACCTGTGTTACCTACTTCGCCTTTTTGACCTTTAGCACCTGTGGGTCCTGTAGGACCTGTAGCACCTTGAGGGCCAGTAGGTCCTGTAAGACCTGTTGGGCCAGTAGTACCTTGAGGACCAGTAGCACCTACTTCACCTTTTTGACCTTTGGCACCAGTAGGGCCAGTAGGACCAGTTGGTCCAGTAGAGCCAGTAGCACCAACTTCACCTTTTTGACCTTTGGCACCTGTAGGTCCAGTAGGGCCTGTATCACCAGTCAAACCAGTGGGGCCTGTAGCACCTGTAGGACCAGTAGCACCTAACTCACCCTTTTGACCTTTAGTTCCTTGTGGACCTGTAGGACCAGTCGGACCAGTAGCACCTTGAGGTCCAGTAGGTCCTGTTGGACCAGTAGGACCAGTGGGACCGACTAAAGCAGAGTTAGTAACTGTAGCTTTCTTCCACGCACCAGCAGAGGTGTCATAGATAGGCAGAATGTCATCACTTGCTGTAGAAGTAATTGTACCTAAGCCTGTAAGTGCAGAACCTAAGTTGTCAGCAGTAACGTCAGCACCAGTCTCAATGCCATCTAGCTTAGTTCCATCACTTGCGACATTACGACCATCAACTGTGCCGATGTTGCTTGTGACGTTTAAACTGTCGTCAATTACAACTGTACCGTTAATTTTTACTGCCATCTTCGTGTTCTCACTATTAGCGTGTTTTTATTATCTTTAGAAGGTTGCGTCAGTCTCTACGTCATTGGCTACTCTCATAGTGCCAGAAGTGTCCATGCTGAACTTAGTTGCGCCTTGGTATTGGAAGATCAAGTTTCCACCTGACTCTGTGATAGTCCAGTCACCCAAGTCTATTGTACTTACATCAAGGGTGTTTGTTATCGACAAACCTGTGGCTGTTGTCTCTGCCTTTTTCGAGTTGTCGTGAAATAACTCTACAGAACCATTACCATTGATAGTAACACCTTCTTCACCATTGACACCTCGTAAGTATAAATCAGTGCCGCCTGTGATGTAAGTAGAACTACCTGTAAGTCCGTATATGTGGTTTATGTTACCGCCAGCATGATAGATTTCTAAATCATTAGAATCCCCAAACTGTGCCTTTTGGTTGTCAGCAGCATCTAAAGTATTTGCTGTATCGGCTGTACCTGTTAGGGTACCTGTAACATCCCCAGTTACGTCACCAGAAAGGTTACCCTCAAATGTACCTGCCTTTAGCGTACCATATGTAGCGGAAGCATGGCCTACGTTAATAGTACCTTCTGGCTCTGGGTCGTACTCAGATAGAAGTGTCCACTTGGCTGTAGAAGCATCCCAGAAGAAACCTGCGTGAGTGTAACCTACACCAGAACCGCCAGTATTGTAGTTAGTGAAAAGTCCTGTATCCACATTGGCTGGACTTGCTGTACCCGACCAAACATCATTTAAAGTATGGTGGTTAGAATCAGCAAAGTTGATAGATATACCGTTATCTAAGGTGTTGTCACCTACAACAATGGTCACACCAGTTGCTTCTGTGGTAGCAAAGTTATCCTTAGACCAAGAGAATGTGTCTGGGTCTGATTGATCACCGTCAATCTTTACATAGTAAGTTGTAGTTGTGGTACCGTTATAGTGTCCAGTGAAGTAAGCATCGTCATTACCAGTACCTGTAAAGGTAGTCCCAGATTCTCCAATAGTGTCACCAGCATTTAGGTACTGGAAAGATGCACCAAGACTTACGTTATTAGATGACGCACTCGTCTGTGTACCTTGTACTGTTAAGTCACCACCAACGATCAAGTCACCACCAACGTGAGCATCAGTTCTAACTCTAAATGAGTTTACTGAGTGGTTCTGTTGGTTGATAAGAATAATACCATCAGTTGGGTGAGACTTTACTACCCAACCAAGACACATAGGAAAGTTAGGGTATGTAGGACTTTCATTACGTAGCGCACCATCAGACAGGCCAGCAAATACGTTTTGACCTGCTGTCAGACCTGATGTATCAATACCGTCTACAAGACCAGATACAATAACGTACCCATAAGAATCATTAGCAATGTCGTGTGATGTAAGACCTTGTACGTTGTACTTAGTCTCGCTTGTAGCGTTAGCTAACCCAATAGTGGGATGATCATTAGCATTACCTGACCAATATACAGGCTTACCTTTGGCAATAGTTGAACCAGAGTTATTGTAAACTCTTACGTGTTCCTCAATACCAATCTCATGCTCTACGCCATCAATGTCGCCTTGATACGACAAAGTTTTGTGTGTACTGTCGTAATAGACTTGACCTTCTGCATGTGTAGGGTGACCTATAGGTTCAAATGTTACTGTGTTAGTAAACGTAGGAGAACCTACGAAATCACCACTGGCATCGTTGTAAACTGCCTTAGATGAAGGTTGAGTGACAAAGATAAACTTTTCACCTGCCGACCAATCAACAGCACTATCACTATTAGATGATGCAAGGATGGTAGTACGTGATAGGGTTGTACCCGATGCTGTATACGTACCTATACCAACTTCCCACTCTGTGTCGTCAGTACAAGCATAATAAGTTGTATTACCATCCCCGACTGCTGAAAAGGCTTGGTACCCTTGTTCGGCACCTGCCAATGTGTAAGTCCCAGTACCAGTAGTTGTAGTGGTTTCTTTTACACGATCTTTAATTACAAGTGCCATAGTTCAACCTTATGATGGGTCAGGGATACCAATATCGAATGTTGCTAGTGTAAATGTGTTGCCATTAGTAACAGACTGTGATGCTGTCAGGGCAGCAGTAGCCAACAAACGAGAGTTTACTGTGTCAACAATAGCGTAGTGCGTAACTGTACCAGTACCAGTGATAGAACCATCTGTGATAGCTGCCACCGCAACCTTACGACCACCACCAGTACGATCAGCAGGTGCGCCGATAGAAAGTGATGTAGAGTTACCTAGTGTGTATGTTGATGTTGCTTCTGTGTAATCTGCAGCTTCTTGCGAAGTTACATGAATTGCATTTGCTTCTGTGTCTAGGATTGTTAATCCGTTGTCGAACACACGGTCATTTAAGAACGCCATTATTCTTCTTCCTGTTCTGTTTGTTCTTGTTTAACCCCAACGTCAGGGTCATAATTGAGTTCAGCAATATCCATAAGGTTTTGTATAACTTCTGGATGATCTGCCACGTTAATGTCTGCGCCGTTGAGGTTACGCAGGAATCCAGCAATCTCACGAAGATCATGCGGAGCGACATCACCTGCCTTAATAACAGGCATGAGGTCATAGTTCAGACCGTTAAGTTCCCATAAGCGTTCGATTAACTGTTTATTGAGTACGTCCACAATAGCTTGAATGTAGGACTCCAAGGCTCGAAGGAACAGGTCTGTCTTTGACTTGGACAAGGCGTATGAACCACCTTGGCTTCCAAGCATGAGGAACTCTGAAAGCACACTTCTGGCAATGTCATGCTGATAACGACGAACAATAGGGTCAATGTCTATGTTCCTCTTACCGTTACTTGCCATCAACTCAACATCAACTAATCTAATGTTGGTAGGACTTCCGTTACTATCGGGGTACGTGTCAGATGGTGTGATGATGTATCCTTGCTCGTTAAACTTAACGTCACGCAGAATCTGCTGCAAGTTGGCAAGGAAGGTCGCTTGGGCAGTGGTAGCATCAGCAGAGAGATACTCACTAGGAATGCGAGCAACAGGTATACCCGCCAACTCACGTTCCACCGCAATCGCTTCAATAGCTTGTAGATTGTTAAGATACTGATAGCTAGTATAAGCGTTGCGAAGGATGCTACGCCCAGCAGGGTCACCATTAATTGTAGTAGTGCGGTAGTAAAGGCTTTTGCGACTAGGGATAAAGTGCTTATTAGTTCCAGCATAACTACCTTCTTGGTAGACCCCCAATACTTCGCCTGTCTGCTTATCTACTTCAAACCTAGAGACTGTCCAAGGCGCACGAATAGCAATTTTGCGTACACCCATGCGTCCATCACTGAACTTAGATTTCTTCTTAGGGTTTGTTTCAGTTGGGCCAACACGCCGCTTATATACAACTTCAAACCAAGCAAAGCCATAAGATAGTGACGACAATGCCTCAGCAACGTGATCATCAAGGCTGTGTTCCATATCATCAAGAACACTCTTGACGTAATCAGCTTCACGTTTTGCAGCAGGTGTATCATTAGCTGGCTCCACTTTTAACTCGACATCACGCAACACTTGTTCTGTTGCATACATCACTGCGCCAATGGTACTATCGTTGTCTCGCATTTCACGGAACTTATTGATAGCCTTTTTGCCACGTAATTCAGCTAGAAACTCGTCAGCACGTATTTGACCGTTATGTGTATTATCCCCTGCAATACCCAGTGTTTGGGTCGCTTCCGTAGGTGAGAGTTTCTTTACCATTTTACTTCAAGCCCTTGGCATTCGAGTATGCTAATATTAACTGCGGTTTTGCATACCCATTCAGTGAGAGGTCCGTTAAAGCCCATACCATAGCATCAAGACGGTCTGGTGAGCCTATGGACCCTAAAGGTTCCCACTGTACCATCTGATCTTCTAACTCGTTAAGTCCCTTGACATGCTTTACTTTACCTTGCTCGTATAAGGCTGACACAGGTTCTGCCCTAGCCATCTTACCACGACTAGCATGTACTAACTTAATAGGGACGTTTTCATCTTCGGTTTGCAGAGTATGACGGACCATATCACCACCTTGGTTGCGTTCTGCAACAATTCGGTCAGCCATATGTTCGTGATAAAGTTCGATAGCTTTAGATGCCCATTCCTTTGGACTGTAGTTATCTGTGTGATCTTCAAGGACATAGGCAATACCATCTTGGTCTATGCCAGCAACAATAATACCAGTCATATCACTGTCTGTCTTATTCGTAATAGCAGGGTCAACTGCCACGACAATACGTGATAGAGGTGGTACATCCTCTTTGTCTATCTCACACTTGAAGAGTAACTCACGGTTCCATAAGGCACCTGATGCCTCATCCAGAATCTCTGCATATAATTCTTGCCTACCAAGGCGTGTACCCTCGTAGGTCTTTCTGACTGCATCCAAGAACGTACCAGCTAAGTTTGCTGCGTTATCAAACGTAGAACCCTTAGAAATTGTAGTTTTGGGGTCAGATATAATATTTCGTAGTAATTTTGTAGTTTTTGGTGTAGTTGTGATAAAAACCTGTGGTTTTCGGCCCAAACGTAGGCCAAACATCATCATATCCCAAGTTTCTTGTGCATTACGCCAAGCACACAACTCGTCCGTCCAAGCTGAGTAAGCCTGTGGACCACGTAGACGTTCTGGGTCCTCTGCTGAGAAAAATACGGCTTTAGCACCGTTTTCCCATGTCAGAGTATTGTTTGTGGGAGACCAAACAGGAAAACCAATATGTTTTCCACGGTAAGTTTTGTCTCCTGACCAGCAGACGTTGAGGAGACCGCTATCTCCTTCCACCATAACTCGCCTAACGTCACCTTTTGTGGGGGCGACACAATGAACAATTTTATCACCTTTTTTGATCCTATGTCTTACCCATTCAGCACCAGCCCTAGTCTTACCCCAACCACGACCAGCTAGGGCTAACCAAGCATTCCAGTCACCTTCTGGTTCTAGTTGCTCAGGTCTAGCCCAGAACTCCCAGTTATACCGTAGTTCTTCGGCCTGTTTAGGCCCTAGCTTTCGCAGTATTTCTGCTACTTCTGCATCGGGTAATGCTCTAAGATCGTTAGCTGTTATCGGGAGACTCATTTGTTTTACCTAAGAGTGACATCAGGCTGTCAATAGCCCCTGTGTCCTCATCAGCATCACCAGAGCCTTCAACCTCAATGTTTGTTTGTGTAGGTGACCATCCACCTTTACTGCGTAAGTAAAACTCAGCAGCTTTAAAGTCACCGTCCATTGCCTGTTGGATCACGACAGAACCAATTAAGCCTACAATCTCTGCACGTTCTTGAGCAATGTCATCACCGTACAACTTATAGAATGTAGCAGAACTAGAGGGTGCTTGTTGATACTTCTGGATAGAAGCCATAATGTCCTTAACAGCGACACCATTCCTAATGCCCTGTCGGACAGCTTTTGCGATTGTCTCGCTATACTTTAGTTTGTCCATTTAACCACGACACCTAAATTGAATTGGGAAAGCTGTATAGAGGTACTATAGTAGAACTTTAGTTGTAATCTATTTGTATAAAATGTGGGTAGTTTTAACTTACGTATATACTATAGTATAGTACCTCTATACTGATATATATAACTTTTTTTTGTAGTATACAAGTAACAGTCGTAAACTTTTTTATAACCTGTTGTATACATTAGATTCTTTTTTGTGGGCGAGTTAATACTTTGGTATAGCTAGTGTGTCTTTTATGCAACACCTTTGTAATTTTTTAGTTTGCAGATGTGGGTGGTTGCCCCTGCCGTGCGAATCACCCAGTGAGATTCTGGAGGGTCCCAAGGGTCTGTCAAGAGGATTCTAGGGGTTGACAAAAGTTTTTCTTGCGCTCGGACCGATTCGGCGCTACCAATTCAAGGTGTGATACATTTGCAACACCTATCCTATACCCTAGTCAATCCATGCTATAACCTACTGAGAACAAGAGAAAAAGGGACGGACCAAAGCCCGCCCAAGTTCACGGGAGTCAACTGTTGAAAATTATGCCATGCTTACAACCTCTTTTGCTTTGTTCTTTGATGTACCATGCGCCACAATGGCGACAGACTTGGCTTGCTTAGAATTACCGCCACACAACTTGCATTGCGCACACTGGACACGTTCGCCCGCCTCTTTACTGGCGGGACATAGTACCTCGTTTGCCTTGTCTATAGCGTCCAGTGATGCAACGACACGGAAAGTCCGTTGGCCTATTGACCATGCAGACTCCGCTTGTGCGTGGCTATCTGCGCTTGTCATAACTAGATTGGGCATGGTGTTGTTTTGGTGGGTGTAGGCGGTAACATATTCAGCACCACTACATAGGGATTCCCATACGTATGACGGAACGGCCATAGGATCGCCATATGATCCCAAACGAACGCCACGCAATAGGCCAATCGCTCGGATGTTGTCGTGGCCTTTCATGGTCGTATAAATGCCCCTCTTGTATGCCTTATAGACTCCGTTTGGTGCAAACAACAGATTCACGTAGCA